CCAACCACAAGTCGTCGTTTTTGTTCATGATCTCGGATTATTGCGTCCCCGCGTGGTGTCGGCACTCCAAAACTTGGTGAAGGATTTCCCTGGCTGGCAAGTTGAAGTTACGGTGGCGATAAGAGGGCATTATGAGGATTGGCCAAATATGGGCCTATATGTCCGAGAGCACGAAATCATCGACGGCTTGCTGCGTCGGTATTTTCCTAAAGAATTTCAAAATATCGAATACCCCGGAGCTCGCCGGGAAACACTTTAGACTGAGCCCGCGATCGGATGGCGCCGATGACAATGCAAATCTATGTCCTTTCGGATGTCAGGCTAAAATCCATTTCGGAGTGGCAGAATGCCATCGGGCGTGAGGGCTTTCCCTTGCTGCTCGATGACGAGGATCCGAGAGAGCTTTCTGAGATTACTTGCTTCGTATCGGCAATTCTGGAGCAAAAGCGAACGGGCTTCGAATGTTATCATTCCTATGGCGTTCGGTTTGATCGCGATTGGAAGTATGTACTCGAATTGGTGTGGGGAGGCGACTTTACCGAAATGCAAGCCGCCACCATGGCGGCCACGGCATATGCGCGTGCGACCAGCGGAATTGTCTTTGATCCGCAGGCAGGCCAGTTTCTCACCGCATCCAAGGCGTTTGAGGCTGTCCAGGAAGATGCGCGCATTTTGGCAGAATTGCCTGAGTTGAAGACTGAGACGTAAGAACCAGTCGGGGATCCGCGCCGGAGTGGCGACGATGAAGAGTGACACGATAAGTCGAGACGACATGGATTCGATGAGCCGTGCCGAATATTGGCGCCGTCAAGACGAACAGTATGACGTTTTTGAAATATTGCAGGCTCGAATTGAAAAACTTCTTGAGCGTTTCGGTCGGCGCAGACTTTCTGCGCGGACAGCCCGAAGGGGACTTCTCCGTGCATGGCGACTACAGCGAGTACCCGCAGGTCGTCGTCTTCATTCACAACCTTGAGCTTCTTCGGCAGCAGCCGGTCGTCAGCGCTCTTCAACAGCTCTTGCAGGAGCTTCCCGGCTGGCAAATCGACTTGATGGTTGGATTGTGGGATCATCTGAAAGATTGGCCAAACATGGGTATATCAATTCGCACGGGCGAAATTGTTGATGCCCTGCAACGGCAGTATTTTCCACAAGAGTTTCAGGACTTGGCTTACGAAGGGGCGCGGCGTGGAACGGTCGCCGACTTCTGAGAGGGCGAAAGACAGATAACCCGGCATTGTGCCACGGTCAGTGCCGGATGTCGGGCTTAGGAGCCTGAGCAAACCATACAACGGAACGATTGAAAGCCAATGGCAAACGGCGACGCGTCGTCGCGTCCGTTCGTCCCGAGCAAGCTCGTTCTTACCGCGAAACAGCAGGAAGCCCGTGACTTACTGAACCGCCAGCGCCACACGCTGCTGGTCGGCGGTTCGCGCTCAGGCAAGACCACCCTCCTGGTCAGCGCGATTGCCGACCGCGCGGTCAATTACGGCGAGTCACGTCACGCGATTTTGCGCCTGCATGCCAATGCCGCGCGCGCGGCGATCGCGCTCGATACGCTGCCCAAGGTGTTTCATATCAGCTATCCGGCGGTTGCGCTGAAACGTCACCGCACTGAGGGTTATTTCTCGCTGAAAAACGGCTCGGAGATCTGGATCGGCGGCCTCGACGATCAGGAGCGAGTGGAAAAGATTCTCGGCCGCGAATTCGTCACGGTGTTTCTCAATGAGTGCTCGCAGATCCCGTATGCCTCGACGCTAATTGCGCTGACCCGTCTGGCGCAGAGCGTGGAGGGGCTGAAGCAGGCCGCCTATTACGATCTCAATCCGGTCGGCAAGGGGCACTGGACCAACATCCTGTTCGGCGACAGGCGGGATCCGCTATCGCGACTGTCGCTCGATAATCCGCAGGACTACGAGCGGATGTTTCTCAATCCGCGCGACAACGAAGATAATCTTTCCGAAGAGTACCTGGAGAGCTTGCAGCGCTTGCCGGAGCGGCAGCGCAAGCGCTTCTTCGAGGGCGTCTATATCGACGACCTCGACGGCGCTCTCTTCACTTACGAGATGATCGCGCAGTCACGCGTGCCTGAGTTCGCGCCGGCGCGCCGCACCCGCGTCGTTGTGGCGGTCGATCCCTCCGGTGCCGCCAGCCGCGAAGACGAAAGCGCCGATGAAATCGGCATCGTGGTTGCGGCGAAGGGTGACGACGGTCACGCCTACGTGCTGGCGGACCGGTCGATGCGCGACGCGCCAGCCGCCTGGGGACGCGCCGCGGTGCAGGCCTATCACGAGTTCAAGGCCGACCGGATCATCGCCGAGGAGAATTTCGGCGGCGAAATGGTCCGCTTCGTCATCCGCGCCGCCGATGCCAATGCGCCGGTGCATGTGATTTCGGCGTCGCGCGGCAAGGTGCTGCGCGCCGAACCGGTCTCGGCGCTCTACGAGCAGGGCCTGGTGCATCACGTCGGCCGCTTCGGCGTGCTCGAGGATCAGCTTTGCGCCTTCACCACGCAGGGCTATCGCGGCGAGGGCAGCCCGGATCATGCCGATGCGCTGGTCTTTGCCGTTACCGAGCTGATGCTCAAGGACAATGCGTCGATCCTGGAGTTCTATCGGCGGCAGGCACGGGAGCGGAAGCAAAAGCCGCCTGAGACGGAGAAGCGGATCGATGTGTTCACCAGGCTAAGGGCGCCGGGTGAAGTGTCAGGCGCCCACGGTCGGTCCGGGACATATTACATGGCCGATGCCGGGCACGTCGTGGAAGTGAAAGCCGATGATGCTACCCAACTGATCGCCGCCGGGTTTAAGCGTGTTGCCCAGGATGGATACGAATGATTCCCTTTAAATCGCACAGCCTCTCCGCCGTGCCCAAGACATTGGGAGTCCGACTTGAAATTATGAAGGCGATCCACACCCTCGCTGCACAAGACGATGTACGAAAATTCGATCCGAATCAGCCGCGCCTATCGGCGGGCAATCCCGATGGCGGGCAGTGGACGAGCGACGGGGGAAGGCCGGCAGAGAATGCCGGCGTCAATGAAATTCTTGAGAGAGCGAAGAACTGGCAGCCAGTCGTGCTAGTATGAGCAGGTGTGTTGATCTTTGCTATCCGCTTTTAGAAAGATTTCAGCCTGCGGGTAGTGATCGAAACGAGTTTGATTTCCGCAAGTGTCTAAATGAATGCCTTGGATTGAATCGCTAGGGAGTCATCAAGGTGGATATCGAAGTAGCCCGCCATACAGTGCGGATCGCCTTCCGAAGCGCGCGCGAACTGGAGAGCCTGCTCAGTCTCCTGAAATCTCACTGCAGTCCGGATGAATACAAGAACTACGCCAAGGCAATCGCAACGGCGATTGCCTCGATCCACCTCGAAGTTGTGAATCGCGTTACTGCATCCCATCCGGGACTGGAGGCAGAAATTGATTCCAACATCAATAAGCACGGGCGATTTTTGTAAATACCGTTGTTGAACATTCGCGAGCCCCACGATGATCGTCGCCACTCGAAGACTCAAGCTAAAGCAGGGAGAGAGCGATATCGATGTTCCAGTGCGGATTTACGCGCCCGAATCCAAAGGTGTCGACTGGACTTGCCACTATGAAATAGATTGGCCTGGGGGGTACGCGTAAATTCGCCGCCTCTGGACTTGATTCAATGCAAGCATTGATACTCGCGCTGAACATGATCGGCACCGAAATCTATACGAGCGAGTATCACAAGGCAGGCAATTTGAGTTCAGGTGATTCGTGGAAGGGGTATGGATTTCCGCTGCCGCAAAATATCAGAGATCTCCTCATAGGAGACGACGCGAAGTATCTCTAGCCGATTTAGCAATCGCGTTAATCTACTCCAACCCATTTTCCTCTTTGGATCATGCCGCCGCGGAGCACCATCCGCATCGGCATGCTGTGGCCCGCTTTTCGCGGGCCTGACCCACGCACGCCTTCTCGCACCGCTGTAACGTCCCGTGCGGCTCCGCTGTCAGCTCCGGCGGGACGCATGTATCACCGGACAGTGGGCGCGAGTTGCGGCGTGAGTCGCAGGGTTGGGGTCCCATAACGTATTGCGGGACCCCGACCCATTTTTCCGTGCCTCGCGAACGAAATCGATCAGCGACACCGGGCAGAACCACATGAGCGAACCAATCCGCGGCGCCGGCCAGCCGAGCTGGCCGCTGTCGCCATATCAGATCCAGGTGTCTTACGGCGCCAGCGGCGGCATCGCGCGCGGTACCGGTGCCGACTGGTTCGGCCCGCTCAATCCGCTTACGCCGATCGCGCCGCCGGATGTCGCCGGCCGCCGCTTCGATTTTCCGCCGGGCTACAATCTCGTCACGCGCCCGCGCGGCTACGAGCCGATCGGCTTTGCCGAGTTGCGCGGCTTTGCCGACGCCTACGATTTGCTGCGGCTCGTCATCGAGACGCGCAAGGATCAAATGGAGCGGCAGCGCTGGCGCATCCGGCCGCGCGCGGCAAAGTTCAAGCGCCGCAACGAGACCGTCGATCCCGAGATGAATGCGCGCGTCGCCGCGCTCGAGAGCTTTTTGCAAAAGCCGGATGGCGTGACGCGCTGGAAGACCTGGCTGCGTTCGCTGCTCGAAGACATGTTCGTGATCGACGCGGCGACGCTGTATTGCCAGCGCACGCGTTCCGGCCAGCTATGCGCCTTGCAGCAACTCGACGGCGCCACGATCAAGCGGGTGATCGACGATTGGGGCCGAACGCCGCAGCCTTATCGCAATCCAAATCCTCTCCCGCTTGCGGGGGAGGAATGGGACGGGGAATGGATTTGTCCGCCGGCCTATCAGCAGGTGCTCAAAGGCCTGCCTGCGGTCAATTATTCGGCGCGCGATATTATTTACCGCCCGCGCAATGTGCGCGCCCACCGCGTCTACGGCTATTCGCCGGTGCAGCAGGTGCTGATGACGGTCAATATCGCGCTGCGCCGCCAACTCTGGCAGCTCGACTATTTCTCCGAAGGCTCGATCCCCGACGCGCTGATCGGTGTGCCGAACGGCTGGACACCGGACCAGATCAAGCAATTCCAGGATTACTGGGACACCGAGTTCGCCGGCGACCTCGCCAAG